GGCCGGCTCGATGTAAGCGACGGCATGAACGTCGCGCGTTCGTCAGCGCCGACCGCGCCGGCAAATGGAACGATTTATTATGACACGACTACTCACAAGTTCAGAGGCTACGCCAACGGCGCGTGGGTAGACTTAAATTAAGCTCGGAGGCTTCAAATGACCGCTATTGATCTCAGAAAGTTTATTTTTCCATTCGTGCTGATGCTGCTATCAGTTTGTATCGCCTTCGGGCAGAACGGGCCGTCATCGCCGCCGATCTACACGAACATATCTGACGGGTCGGTGACCACGGGCAAAATAGTAGACGGGGCGGTTGTCGAAAGTAAACTCGCAACCGATGCCGTGACCACAAATAAAATACTTGATCGGTCAGTTACTCTACCGAAAATTGAGCAGCCACACGCCGACAATATAGCGTCTATTCCTGATCTGATGGCTTACAGCGGTTACATGCCCGCGAATGTTTACGGCGTTGAAATTGATCTATCAACACCCACAGCGCCGGTATTCACCCGTCTCGCCGGGGCCGTCGGCAAAACGCCTGGCGCGGATTTTAATGGCATCAACGCCTTTAACCGGCGGCGGTGCAACCTTTCTGACGCGGGCGTAGTCAACAAATACTNCGGCGAAGCTGGCTACACCGAGGACGGCAGTAACGGTCAGGTAATGGTCGAGCAGCCACGCTTTTACTATAAAGTCGTGCCGCTTGTCACTTCGCCGATAGCCAACGGTATCGGGTCGCACGTCACACGGGCCAGATATTACATATCTGATACCATGATTGACGGCTTTAAGCTGCACCCAGCCTTTATCAAAGACGGCCTGGAGCGCCCGAAGATATACCTTTCGGCATACGAGGGCAGTATCTATCAGACCGGCACAGCTACTTATCTGCTGAACGACGAACAGGTGGCCAGTTTCACGGTGGATAAACTCTGTTCAATAGCAGGCGCGAAGCCTGCATCAGGCTTGACGCAAAACCTGACCCGTGCAAACTCGCGGCAGCTCGCGGCTAATCGCGGGGCAAAATGGTCTTTAGCCACAGTTCAATCGGTGTCAGCTTCGCAGCTGCTGTTCCTGGTCGAGTATGCGAGTTTCAACACTCAGGCCGCCATTGGCCGGGGCGTCACGGATAAAACTGATGATGGCGCTACAAATATGTCGAATGTCACCGGTGCAACAACCGCACTCGGGAATGGCAGCGGTGCAGCGGTCGGCACGAATGGCCTGGTGTCGATCACATACCGCGGCGAAGAAAATTTCTGGGGCAACATCTGGAAATGGGTTGATGGTTTTAACGTTCAGGGCAGCAGTCTGCACTACGCATGGATTGCTGACCACGATTTTGCCGACGACACGACCACCGGCTATACTAACGCAGGCTTTACTCTGGCTAAAGCTAGTGGCTACGTATCGGCGTTCGGTTACGCGAGTGGATTTGACTGGCTGTTCCTGCCGTCAGCAGTGGCCGGGTCAGATAGCAACCCCGTGGGTGATTATTTCTACCAGAATAACGCCGCGGCGGGCTTTTTGGTTGCTCTGCTGGGTGGTGGTTGGAGTCACGGTTCGTATGCCGGCGGTTGTTATTGGGCTCTGTATGACGCTTCTTCGGTTCGGGCTCGTACCGTCGGCGCGCGCTCGCTGCATGTGCCGTAAATAGCGTTTGGTGGCTCGGGGTTGCTGAGGTTGCCGGGTTCGGAAAGTGCAGCTAAAAATTCAAGCTTTTTGGTTGCTCTGCTGGGTGGTAATTGGAATAACAGTTCGAATACCAGCGGTTGTTATTGGAATCTGAATAACACTTCTTCGAATCGGAATCGTAACATCAGCGCGCACTCACTACATGTATTTTTAAGTTGTAACAAGGTGAATACAGAAACCCCGGGCCTTGCCTCTTGGCAAAACATAACAAACATCAAGCCGTATTAGTAGGCGTGAGCCGAAAGTTCGGTAAGAAAAATACATGCTATGAAAAGACATAAAGACATATTCAATCAAATCTGGGATTACCAGAACCTGAAAACCGCGCACCTGAACGCCAGGCGCGGTAAGGGCTGGTATAGAGAAGTTAAAGCGGTTAATGAGAATCCTGAGCTGTTCCTCAATGCTTTACAGGAAATGATCAAGACAAAAACTTATCGAACTTCGGCCTATGAGAAATTCACAAAAACCGAGGGTAAGAAAGAACGAGTTATATACAAGCTTCCTTACTTCCCGGATCGAGTTTGCCAATGGGCGATTCTGCAGGTGGTAGAGAAATTCCTGATCAAAACTCTTACCGCAGATACTTATTCAGCAATTCCAGGTCGCGGCATTCATCTCGCCCTGGCGCAGCTGCGCAAAACTTTGCGGAAGCATCCTGACAAAACTACATACTGCCTGAAGATCGACATTAAGAAGTATTACCCCAGCATTGACCGAACGATCCTGAAAGAAAAATTCGCGAAAATGTTCAAAGATAAAGACTTTCTGTGGCTGATCAGTGAGATTATCGACTCTTCGCCGGAGCCGGCGGGGATACCCATAGGTAACTACGTATCGCAATACTGCGGGAATCTTTATCTATCGGACTTCGACCACTGGGTCAAAGAAACAGCAGGAGTCAAGTTCTATTTTAGATATATGGACGACATGCTGTTTTTGAGTGATAACAAAGACTACTTGCGCGGGCTGCTCGAACGCGCCATGGTGTTTTTGAGTGACCGACTGAAGCTGACGGTAAAAGACAACTGGCAGGTATTCCCTGTCGCGACACGCGGCATTGACTTTGTTGGCTATCGAGTTTTTCCTGAGTTCTCGCTGTTGCGAAAATCAATATGCAGAAAGTTTAAAAATCGGGTTTGTTCGATTCACCAGCGGATTGACTCTGGCGAATCAATGACCCAGAACGACTGGCTGAGCGTTCAATCTTACAGCGGTTGGCTGGGCCACTGTGACAGCCACAGACTTACAGAAAAGTATGTAAAACCTCTCGAACCGTTCATGAACGAATTCTACGAGGTAAATATCAAATCGAAAGGCGGTAAAGCGCATGGAATTTGTTGAAAACGTAAAGAGTTTTGAGGCCCCCACGGTGCGGGAAGACAACAGCCGGGTATTTGTGCCCGAGAACATCAGGCCGCATCACGAACCAGAAACCGAGGATTCCCCGGCGTTCGATGGCTTTATTTATGACATGAAAGTCTATGGTAAAGATGAATACGCCCGGGTTGAACTCGAAGCAAAAAATAAACGCCTGGAGGCTGAGATCGTAGATACCCAGCTGGCCCTGGCAGAACTTTACGAAGGGATGGTGTAACGCATGGTTAAGATTTATGTATCTCTCATCAAACGCGGTCTGAAAACTCTCGAAGACGTGCCCGAACAAATCCGGGCGCAAGTTGAAGCGGCTCTCGCTGCGGAAGGGGAATCTGAATGAAAACTCGCGCTATACTGACTCTGATCTGCTTTCTCGCGGTTGTCGCGTTCTGCCACGCTGACGGGGTGTCATATACCGGGAAGATATACCAATCAACGGTCCTGGAGAACACGCAAGCGGTACCGGCCCCGGCCTCGGCAAACAAACTCGACACCTTTTTGATGGTTTTGCCCTGGTTGATCTCTGGCCTTTCAATTCTGTTCTCGTTTCTGAAGGCTAAAAAAGACGGTAAAACCTGGGCCGAAGCCCTTCACGTCGCAGTGAATACTCTCAAGGTCGAGGATAAAATGATAAACGGCGCGTTCAAGCCTGAGCTGGTCGAAAAAGTCGGCGCTGTTTCCGAAGCTCTCCAGGTATCAACTGAGGCCAAGCAGAAGGTTGAGCAGATCCTGAAAGAAGGCCGCGAAGTTGATGACATTAAGATCGCCTCGATCAATGGCAAGCCGATTTACCTGGGCGATATTGCCGGGATTGGCTCGACTCTGGCTGCAGCCATAAACAGAATTCGGAAAATCAGGCTGAAACTGTAGAGGCGCTGAAATGAAAACATTGTGGCGGCTTATCAAAAGGCTTCTCGGGTTCCCGATGCCCCCGAACGACGAACAGAAAACCGAAAAACTGATCACCATGAGGGAAAAGCGGGATTGCGCTGTCGCGGCTGTCGCTACAGCGTGCGGCGTGTCTTATGAGGCCGCGCACCGCGCCCTCAATCACTGGGATCTGCCGTTTTTCCTCGAATCCCCGCTGCTCAGTAACCCGCTGAACATTCTCAGGGCGGTTCGAAGTCTGGGTTTTGAGCCAGATGATAAAGCGAGGATCAGTGAACTGCTACGAAATGAATTGATACCAGGTAAAGTAATTTGCCTGGTTCATAACCCCGACGGGGTGGTCAAAGGCACCTTGCAGCAGCACTGGGTGGTTTACATGGGTCGTACCATTCACCCGGACGGAGACTATCTATTCCACTGGGGCGCTGGCCAGACTTTGAAAACACTGAGACAGCAGGAGGTAATCGATATGCTCAC